ACGGTTTAATCTGTGCGGCTGCGCCTTTCATTCGACGGATTAAATCGCGCTCTGCACGTTTGCGGTTAGCGCCCTGACGTGTAGGGTCCTGCTCGATTGTCAGCCGTTTGGCGTTATTGTGCAGCTTGCCGCATTCACACATTTAGCGGATCCTGTTTGTCATCTTCCGGTTCTTTTTCGTCCGGCATTTCCAGATCATCCTCCAGCGGATCATACCCGGCAGCCGCTCTGATTTCATCAGGGCCGAACAGAGGGCCAGTGCCAGCCGCAATGTTTTGCGTGTTGACCTGCGACAGCTTCAGCGCTGCGTCAATTTTAGCCATTGCTGACGGCGCGGTCAGGTCTGACCATGCGATAGTGTGACCATCTTCCGGCATGACTAAAACTCCGTGGACGTAGCACCAGTTAAGGAATTCATCAGCATAAGTAGTGCATGAGTGGATCCGGCGGCTTTGCATCATACGCATTAGCCCGGCCGTATCTTCATCGCCTGCCTTTACGCCTGATTGGGTGCCGACCAGAACTTTCGCGGGGATTTGCACAGATGCTGAATATTCCTCTAATGCCATGTCTTTGTAGATGTCAGGCTTTGGCACCGTGTTATTCATTGGCGTTGCTGTGACGCCGTTTAGAAATAGCGCCTCGTCCAACCCTTCTTTCATGTCTTTAAGGGCTTCATTAATTCCGTCAACCGTGTCCGGATGGACGTACTTGTTAGCATCTGTCGGCGTCAAAATCTGCTTATTGGCAGCAGCCAGCCAAGACGCCTCGCCGCCAGAGCCGCGAATTTTATCCCAGTCCAACAGCGCATTAAAGCCAGCCTCGTTTGTCGGTGTGCCGTAAATGCTGCCGCCTACAGCGTCCTCGGAAAACATAATCAGGCGGCTGTGGTGGATTTGAAAGCTATCAGCGGCCTTATCGTTCTGATTGCCGGTGCCTGTTGCCAAATAGGTGTAATTCAGCGGCTTGTTGTACGTGTCGCTTGCTGCGTCTTGATCAATGTCGTTTGGATCCAGTTGACCTTCCCAGAGCGGCATCAGTTCGATGATTTGGTTCTCGCTGATTTTGCCAAGCGGCTTGTCTGGCGTAAGGCCATCTCGAACCCGGATAAATATTGCAGAGTATCGCCCGACCCGCTGCATGCGGTCTGCATCGCGCAGATGTTTCCACAGCTTCAGGCGCTTGGCCAATGCCTTGGCGGCTTTTTCCCATTGCGTTTCTGGGTGTTCGTCGTCATCACCCTGTCGAATTGTCGGGTTATCAATCCAGCACAGGTTGACCGGGATATCAACGCCAGCTTTGGCCAATCCGTTGCGCTTGTACATATTCCAGTGCATGTAAAAATCAACGGCCATTGGATAGCCGTAGTCAAACCATGCTTTCATGTGTTTTGTATCGGCAAACGGATCCCCGCCAACAAATGCCGACCCGCGGAAAAACGAATCACGCCGCGCAGCATTGAGCGCAATGTGTAATTTATTGAGTTGCAGATACTGCTGTTGCTGCTGTGCGTTAATGCGTGGTTTGCTCATAATTCCGGCCTCGATTGCGTTGGTGCAATTATGCGTCAATATTCTGACGCTGGCAATTTATCTGCGGGTTGGGCGAAGGAATGTAATTTCTTGCGGCATTTCTCTGGGCGAGAATGCCATAACAAATGCGTCCGCCAAGTTTGGGCTTTTTACGTCCCGCTTTGCCAAGTCTTTTTTGCTTTCAACCTTGACCCGGCCAACGTTGTCATAGTCTCTGCGCGGCGTTGACAGCTCTCTGGTAAGCTTATCCAGCATCGGCATATCTGAGCTGATAGCAATCAGTTGATCTTCGCTGAATGACTCGCCCTTAGTGACAGCGTTGTAAGTGTTTCTGAATCGGTCGGCGATAAGCCACCAAGCTTGCGCTTTCAGGTTGCTGAAAAAGTCCTTGTTGGCAATGCCTGTATCGCCATATTTTTGTTCTGGCTGTATGACGCCTGAGCCAGCGTTAAATCGCTCGTACTTGAGCCACTCGTTTTCAAATGGCGTTCTGGCTTGATTGATTTCCGCAAACTTGCCGCCAGCACTTGCGCCAACGCCGATACAATCATAAGTGATCATGGCTTTCAGTTCTTCTGCTGACTGATAAGCCCTTGAGCATGACTTTAGCAATTCATCTTCAGCGCCCTTCCATTCATCGCAGTTTATAGCAAGCATGCCTTTGGCGCTTACTGTGGCGTTCATATCCTCGCCGCTGTCTGCTATGTCATAACCAAGTCTGGCAATGCCTGACGGAGTTATTCCAAGCTTTTTATGCGCATCAATAGCGGCCATTATCCAACTGAGCTTAATGACAACCCTGTCATCATCCGCCCGGGCAACTCCCAAGTAGATGTGCTCATACTCTTCCGGGTCTGACTCCTTGAGCCGGTTTATTTTCCTTAGCATTGTTTCGCTAATAAACGGGTTTTCTGTGTAATTGATATGCCGTACGATAACGCCATTTTCTGGGTCGTGCGTAAAGTTGGTCATTACAAAATCATTGATCAGTTTTGGATTGAATAATATCCACGCCTGCGCCCCCTCCTTGCGCAGTGTCGGCTCGATGACTGACCATTGTTCTTTTGTCAGCCCCTCAGCTTCTTCAATCCACCCAATGTCGGCACCCTCAAAACCTTTTATCTCGTTTATGTTGCGATGGATGCCGTAAAAGTGAAAGCTGCTGCCAGTGACCTTGTGAACAATGCTTGTCTTTAGTATGTCAAACTCAGATTGATAGCCTAGCTTTTCTATCTGAATGCACAGGATTGCATAGACTGACTCTTGGATCTTATTCTGGAACTGACGCATGCACAGGAATTTAAGCCGGTAGTTTGCAGCAAGGTAAACCGCAACGCCTGCCGCGTCCCACGTTTTAGATGATGCCCGACCGCCACGCAAAACGCGGATATCAGCCTTAGTGCGCCAGAAGTCTTTCAGTGCCGGGTTAAGCTTTGCCATTACTTATAAAAATCGTCGATTGATTTAGGTGGCGACATGCTGCCATCAGATGATGTGTGATCAATCTTCTCAACAAATGCGCCAACGGCTAAGTGCTTGCCGATCAACTCAAGATTGCGCACCTTGTCTGGCCACTTAACCTTTTTCAGGATGGCGGCAATCTGCCGGTCATCGCCTGAGCCTTGCATAATCTCAGATACTTCAATGCTGGTAAGGTATTGCCGCCAAACCTTTGGCCACTCCCTGATTGCTTTGATGGTTCCGTCATCGTTGTGAATATCCAGCACGTCCATCTGGTCAATCTCAACCAATCGCTTAAGAACATAGCTTGCGTCAATGGCTGCAGCTTTTGTTACGTTATCACGCAATTCCTGCACCCTTGCCCTGATCTTGTCCTTATTCATCATCAGGCTGGCTTTTTCGTCTATCGTGCTTGACTTCATCTTTCCGGCATTATAGGCGCGGCGATACGCTTCAGCGTATGAAATAGGCTTGTCAAATTCATCAACGCCGGTGGCGACTTCAAGGCAGAATTTTTCCTCTTTTGCAGTAAGCTTTGCAGCGTTCAAAATGCACCTATAAAAAATCACAATTTAAAACAGTTTAGCGCATAAAGCATAAATAAAAAAGCCGCACGAAGCGGCTAGTTAGCCAGTTAGCGACTGGCTGCGCTGTTGTTAACCAGCAGTTGAATGCACTGCAAATGGGAATTTGAGACTGAAAAGTTCCGCACCAAAATCGCTCACGAGATGGCACCAATCGTCATTATTCATGGCTAGATTGTTTGCAGCTTCACTAGAATCAACTGACACATCATAAACAGTCACAGATGAATCACCGGTGGTGTATGAAGCAAACCTGCTTGATGGGCACTCGTTCAAAAGCTTTTGCAGTTTTTTCAGCCAGGCTGTTTCGGCCTTATTTAGCGGCTCAATATCCATAGTTATTCCTCAAAAACTGCCGGAAGCCGTCCGGCGCAGGTTGGTTGTTAGACCTTCGCAAAAACTGTGGTCACCGACCTCCATCGCTTTCAATCTCAACTCTCTGACAATTTCTCCAATCATCTTTCCTTTCTGTTCAATGTTCATTTTTCTTTCCTCATTTATCTGGCACCGCGCCGTCCATGAGTTAAATATAATTCACTTTATAAAGCATGTAAAGTGTCCCAGTGAAATATATTCAATTTATTTTAAGCCTGATTCAAAACATACCCACGCCCACAGCGCGACTTCACCAGCTCACCCCGCGCAATCATGGCTTTGGCAACTTCGCGGCTGCTAGGTTTAAGCTCTGTCAGCACTACGCGCCCATTCTGGGCTTTGGCCATTACTTGCTGGTGTAGTGATTTCATCTTCGCTCCTTCTTCAATTCCTGAGCCTGCAAGGCAGTATAATTCACGCCATCAACTGCGCTATCCTCATGGAAGCGATCTGGCTGCGCATACTGACGGACTTGCTTTACCAGGGCCAGCATCAGGCAAATATCACTGCCTTTCAGCTCATTGCCGGTAATTGCATTAAATGCCTGCGCCACTTGCGGGAAGCTGCACTCCCGATCATCGCTGCCATACTGCTTTCCGCGCTCACCCAATATTTCCATGCCAGCGCTTAAAAAATCCTGCGCATGACTTAAAATTTGGCCTCCTACCGCAATGTTTTTACATAGGTTAAGCATGGTTTCAGCCCTCGCATTCCAGCCGATAAATGCGTAGTATGTTTTTTCGTCGACATAACCGTCGCCGTTGTGACCAGTATTGAATTGATGATTCAGCTTGCACCAGTTTTCAAATTCTTGCCTTTGCAATTCGATCATAGCATTTCCTTAATTTTAATTTTGTACTTAGCCACAAATCGCAATCATCGCAGCGTCACGCTGATCCGCATTGCTTCTGCCTGTCCAGCCGGTTACTTTGTTAAAATACTCAGCATCGTCTTTGCACTTTTTGGCCGCTCCTTTTAACGGGCTGACCAGCTTCACTGTATAGCCGTTATGCTCAAGCATTTCATGCAACAGCCGGGCAACAGCCATTACCTGCCCGACATTGGTGGCAACTCGGATTGATACCGCTTTGTTTTTGTTGCTGTGCGCCGCAAACAATCCTTTGTTGGCTTCTGGATTTTCAAGCTTAATCAGCACCGCCGACTTATCCCACTGACTAAGCCACCCTAAAAGCTCGCAAAACTTTTTATTGTGCAGGCTGATTAACTCGCCGCCAGCGACCACTGCAACGCCGCTGGCTTTTAGATCGGGGTCTATCCCGATAGTTATCATTGCTGTTGGCACTCAACAAACAAAACCGGAACCCCGGGAACCCGCTTGCGCGCCATTGCATCACAAAGCTGGTCTACATCTTCGCAGCGCTCGCCAAAAGTTACCGTACTGCCGCGCCGGTAGCTAACTTCGATTATCCGACCTTCGCCAAGTAAAAGCTTGGCTTGGTTTTCTGATACTTGCATTTTTTTCATATAAGCCTCAAAACTTATCACTTAACTGATTTAAGGTGCCTTACCCGCTTTTCAATCAGCCGCTCTACAGTTGCGGCGACTTGTTCAAGCCGGTTTAAAGCCCGGTTAAAATTAGACTGGCTGACGTCATACGTTGCGCAGCTGGTTGCATCGGATAACCCTTGCACCAGATGCGCCTCAAGCGCCAGCGTAACATCTTCGCTATCAATGCGGGTCAGGCTGAGCAATATCCCTACCGTCTCCGCATCTTGGCCGCCTTGGACTAGGTAGCGCATGTTGGCTCTATTCCTGCTGTCAAACTGTCACAAATTACAGCGCCATCAATATCAAGGATCAGCCCGTTTTTATCGAGCTCGCCAGCGACAACTGTATCCTCAACATTCAATCGCAGCTCCCAGCCAGCTGATCGGCTGCACATAACAACATACTTGTGAGGCAAATCAAAAATACTCACCCTTGCAATGCCTGTGGTCGTTATATGCAGGCCGTGATATGTCGGTAGGGTCTTCATTCTGTTTCACCCCGCAGCTTTTCAACAGCAGAAGCCAGGTCAAAAACTGAAGCCTGCAATTTTCCGGAGCAAAGCTTGGTGCAAGCCTGCAACTCATTCACAGCATTGGCCATGTGATAGCCAAATTCAGGCGGCAATTCTGGCTTTTGCAGATTGCCAAGAACCACTTGCATAATTGCCTCAGCCTGATCCATCAGCTCAATGCTGTGGTCATCGAGCGCACCTGATCTGGACGCCCTCACAGTAAATATCATTGCGTTGCGAATATTTGCAATCGCAATTTCTAGAATGGATGTTTCGTTCATTGCAGCTTCTCCAGCTCAGTAACAGCAGCATCAACGGCGACCATAGTTTTCTCGGTCGTATTCTTGCCTGTCACAAAGTTATTGACTGTGTTGTAATCCAGTCCGGTTTTGTTTTTTACTGCAGTAGCACCAAGCTTTGCGGCTCTTTCGCGTAGTTGTTTTAGATATTGAATTAATGGCACTTTTATTCTCCTTGTTGGCCAGTTAGCGACTGGCGGCGCGGGTTGATTACTTCAACTTAAAAAGCCAATTCCTTTCATCTTTGTCACAAAGTACAAGGCCGATAAACAAAAATACTATGGCAAGGTTGATGACCGGCAAAATGCCGACAACGGAATACCACGCGCACATGGTTACAACAAGACCATTTTTGCGGTGTAAAATTGCAACAATGATTGCAAAAACCCATATACACACCGTGCAGGCTGCATACACATACAAATCGCTCACAGAGACCTCCGAACGAATCCAGGAACAGACCAAATCTGCCCGTCTTTACGGACAACGCCTGGATGCCCTGATGCAGGAGCAACAACGTCTGTCCTATCTGTTGCCTGCAACACCAACAGGCTTACGATATACACAACCCCATCTTCAGGGTCTGGAAGTCCAGTGATGTCACCATATTTGACTTCAAAGGTGGGCAAGTCCCCGTCCTTTACATAGACGTGCTCAGAGTTCACTCTGGCCACGCCTTTTGATTCGAATTCAATGTCAACAGGTAATTCACCTAGCTGCATGTAGTAACACACTCGAACAGTGTGTGGTGTTAAGTTTATATATCTCATACAATCTCCCAATAGTTATCTGTTGGTAATGCGCCGCTGCGCATTTGCCCTTCTACCGCATTTGCCGTGGATTTATTGTTCCACACAGCAACCCTCCCTTTGTTGAAATCGCCGCAGCTTGCGGCATATTCAGCAGCAATGTATTTTGCATGATTAAGGCAGTTTGCTGCCACGTAAAGCATCAAATACTTGCTTCCATCGTTGCTTTCGATGGCGAAAGCAAATTGACGTGGAGAGTTAATTGCTTCGGCAATCTGTATTGCTGTTTCGACTGATCGACATTCGGCAACAGTAGTTCCTGCCGCATCAACAAGCTGCCACTGGCACGGTGCCACTGGTAATTTAATGCCTTCGCAAAAACTGTGGTCACCGACCTCCATCGCTTTCAATCTCAACTCTCTGACAATTTCTCCAATCATCTTTCCTTTCTGTTCAATGTTCATTTTTCTTTCCTCATTTATCCGGCGCCGTGCCGCGATTCGATGAATTGAATATAATTAATCACGCTCACTTTGTAAAGCGCTAATTTGAATTTATTTCACTTTATTTCGCCAGCAAATCCGAAGCCGCCGCGCCATGTCATCGCCATACTCGCCGGACTGACTATCAAGCCAGCGCTTTATCTGCTCAGCCGTTTGTGTTTGCGCCATTTTGTTGGCCAATATCCAACGCTGTTTATCCTGCTCGATGGCTTCGCGCTGGTCTGGTGTTAGATTGCACAAATTCATGGCTTGAACTGCTCAAACCAAAAAACTACTGGCTTTTTAATTTCTTCAATCAGCCCAAACCTTTCAGCGACACGAAAATTGCCAGAGTACGCCCGCGCCCGAGCAACTTGCACCTGAATTTCAGACCTGAATTGCTCAATCGTCCAAACGGTTTTGAATAAGTTGCATGGCGGGCATGCCGGAAAATAATTGTCCTCTCGTTCATTTTCTGGCCTATCCATCCCGGTATCTGCCTGACTGTTCCTGTAAATCGCTTTCACATGGTCAGCATGC